CGCGGATTCATATCTTCCAGGTCGCGGCAGTCATTGGGAGAGTAAATTCCCCAGTTAATCCCGGTGGCGTAGGCTTCAAAACGGGACTTCATATCCCCGCGCAGTAACGCCCCGGCGTTAAATTTGGCGTAATAAACGCCCTGCTTACTTTTTCGTACCAGTCCGGTGTTGATCCGCTGTTCGATGCGGGTCAGATACGGCACCAGTGAATAGTTGATAAATCCGAGCCCCAGCTCTTCGATATTGTTGAAGGTGGCGCGATCGGTGTTCTGCACCATGTGCAACGGCACCCGGAACAGACGACAGATTTCTTCAAGCTGAAACTTGCGGGTTTCCAGAAACTGGCTGTCCTCGGCGTTCAGCGCCATCGACTTCCAGTCCAGCCCCATCTCAAGGATCATCGGGCGGTGAGCATTACCAAGCCCGGTGTGACGCTCCTCAAAATCTTTCTTCAGGCGCTCATAAGCCTGATCTGACAGCGTCTGTTCAGTACGCAACACACCGGACGTCACCGCACCATTGCTGAACAGCCTGGCCCCGTGCTCTTCGGTCGCCGCTGCCAGCGATATTGCCTCGCGGGCATAGGCGACGGGATTCAGCCCCACCAGACCGTCCAGCGTCAGCGTGCGCACATGCCAGATATCCTCCTGGGTCAGCACATCCGTGGCACCGTCCGGGAATGTGACCTGATAGACCGGCTCCCAGCTACTGTTAAGCTTCGGCACCACACAGCCAGGATCGACGGGCAGCAGTTCAGCCACTTCGCCAAATGCTTTCACTTTGTAAGCATAAAAGTTTCCCCGCAGGCACAGACAGGTGACCACCAGCTCCCAGAACTCCTGCGGCGTCATATAGCCATTGGGATGCGTGGAGATCAGCTTATGCAGACGTTCGCCGGTGGCTCTCTGTTTCAGGCTGCCGTTCAGGTGATACAGATTGCAGGGCAACATCCCGACCGACTCTGCCAGCACCCTGACGCAGGAAAAAACCGCCGTCAGTCGCATGGCCCGCTGGCTGCTGATCTGCTTTCCGGTATAGGTGTCATATGACAGCCCGATAGCATCCGCCAGTTCTGCTGGCGTGGTCACCGGCGCGTCACTTTTTCGTTGAAATAATCCCGAAAAGAACACTATTTACCTCCGCCGACAGACGACTGTGTGCGGTCGAGATATCGCGCCACCAGCCACGACCAGAGCAGGCACAGCACCCCGGCAACAACAAAACCCGCCGGGGGATAAATCAGCCAGGCACCATACGCCAGCAAAAGCGCACCCAGCACGCCCACCAGTGGCGCGAGAATTATCAGAAACATAATGACCTCGGTTAAAGTGAGCGGATGCCCACGCTGACCAGATGTTCAGACAGATCCGGCTCCGGTTCACCACCATTGACCAGCATCCGACTCATTGCTGTAAACATCGCAACAGGGCCGTCGATTTTGGCTTCCGGCGTGGATTTATTCGGGAAGATATTGTCGTTTTTGTCCGGTTTTACCGTAACGTTAGACATCATCCAGTTCATGACCGGATGATTGCTGTGATGGAAACGCCCGGCATAGACCAGTGATTCCGTTTCCTTCATGGCCTCTGACAGATTGCGAACCGTCTGCGGAACCTCCACCAGCGGTATCCCTTCTTCAGCCAGTGCCAGGCTGAACTGCATCGCGCTCCACGGGTCAAATCCCAGTTCCCTCAGGTTTTCACCGCCAATCCATTCCAGTAAGTCACTTTTTATCTGAACATGATCGATAACATCACCATCCGTCAGAATCAGCTTATCCATCTCCGCCCACTTCCGGTAAAGTTCTGCCTGCTGCCGCGAGCATCGTTCCAGCCGTCCTTCCGGGAGCCAGAATTTAAAATCGGCATGAACATGCCCGTTATCCGTTCGCCAGAGTTTTGCCGCCGCACAGATATCAATCTTATGAGCAAGGTCAACGCCGACCCACATGGGATACGTTTTCAGCTCATGTCGTGGGGCAATGTATTCGCATTTCTCCCACTTAATCATGTCCATCCAGGCAGACTCGGCAGTGACCCACACATTCATGTGTTTTGTGAAAAAATTCACCCGCGCAGAGACCTGTTCTTTCGCTTTTTTCGCCAGGCGACGCAGATCATCCCAGCGTTTACAGATGCCCAGGCCGGGATTCGCTTTCTGCCAGACCGTTTCATCAAACGGATCATCTCCCTCATCGAGGGTGTAAATAATCGCAAAGTAGGAGTCGTCTTTTACCGCGCCCTCCACGTCGCTGTTATAGCCACGCAATACCTTGATGGCGTAATCACGCTGCTCGTAACAAATCCCTTCCTTGTTAAACCCTGCCGTGGTGATACCAAATAAAAGGGACTGCAGACGGGCACCGGTTGCCGTTTCCAGAACGTCCCACACGTCACGGGTTTTATGTGCATGCAGCTCATCAATAATGGCGCAGTGGATGTTCAGACCATCCAGGTTGTTTGCATCCGAAGAAAGCGGTTCAAATTTTGATGCGCTCTGCTCCTGGTAAATCGCCAGCTTGTTGAAATCAAACAACCGCCCGAGTGTCGATCGGGCTTTTCTGACCATATTTTTGGCGTCTTCAAACACAATTCTGGCCTGATCACGCGTGGTTGCGGCTGAATACACCTCAGCCCCGCCTTCACCATCTGCCCCCGTCATATACAGACCAATACCCGATGACAGGGTTGATTTTGCGTTTTTACGGGCAACTTCGTTGTAGGCTGTCCGGAACCGGCGCACCATCACCGGGCGTCCGCTGCCATCGCTGCGCATGACAACTTCCCCGGTCTCTTCATTCACCAGCGGAATGACAAAACCAAAAATATTAATAAGGATAAATACATGCCAGTCCATCAACTCAATGGGCTGGCCTGCCAGCGCCCCTTTCACATGGGGCACAAATTTGTAGAAATTCAGGATGTGCTGCGCACGGGGTTCACTGAAATAAATCCCCCGCTCTTCGCCGTACTTCAGATCATCAAGAAAACGCTGGCAGGCCAGACGGACAAATTCGCCAGCGACAATTTCTCCTGCAATAACACGTTCGGCGTAGCGGATCCCGTCAGCCACTTTTGCCATCAGTCTCTCGCTTTTAAAAGCTCCGCCAGCGGATCAACATCATCCGGTCCGGCGGTATTTACTTTCGCCCGGCTTGCCGGTGACATACCAAACTCTGCAAGCATCGCCCGGATCCGCTTCCAGGCATCCGCCTTCATCGCAGCAGCCGGGTGTGCCTTAATCAGCACATCACCGTTCTGCGTTTCCGTGCGGTAGGTATAACCCTCAGCATCGAGTGTTTCACAGTGATGCCGGTATTCGGTGTAGGCTTCCACCAGTAACTCGAGTGCACGCGCATCGAGCTGAGAAATGATCCCTTCCGCATTCAGTTCTTCCGCCATTCGCCTGAACCAGTACTTCCCCTGTGCCCCTAAATGTTGCGGAATTTTAGGGAGACCTTTTTCATCCTTTTTAGCGTTTTTTTTGGAGTCTTTAACTGGCCGCTTTGAGGGGTTACCTCGTATCAAATGCAGGCGTGGCGGGGTTTTCGGGGGTCCAGGCATAATCGGTTTTACCTATCAATCATTTAATCACATTCCAAAAAAAAGTTTTCGAACCTGCGGCGATGCGAGGAAAGGTCAGGCGGCGGTACTGAGCAGCCAGGGTTGCAGAGATTTGACCCGCCCCTCCCCTACAGATGGGAACTGTTATCAATTGATGCGTTCGCGCGCTGTTTTTGCTTTATGGCAGGGCCAGCACAGACTCTGCAGGTTACTGTCTGCATCCGAGCCACCATGAGCTTTCGGAATGATGTGGTCCACAGTTCTGGCTTCAACGGCTCTCCCATTGCGCAGGCAGTTCTGACACAGATGATTATCACGCTTCAGTATGCGCGCACGTATGGCATCCCATTTCGAGCCATAGCCACGCTGGTGGCGGCTCAGTCCGCGTTGATGCTGTACCCATCCTTCGCCACGATGTTTATCGCAGTAACCAGAACTGTCTGTGGTTGTACCTGCACATCCACGCTTACGGCAGGCGCGTGGGATTCGTGATGGCATAAATACCTCATACCCTGCGAAATGTTTACCACGATAAAAAGGCTACTTAATGCACTGAGTGCGGATATACTCCTGTGCCCCTTCCAGTTGCATCTGCATCGTCATCAGCCGCTCTCTGAGGGTGAAATAATCCCGTTCAGCGGTGTCTGCCAGTCGGGGGCTGGTTGCATTATCCACGCCGGAGGCGGTGGTGGCTTCACGCACTGACTGACAGACTGCTTTGATGTGCAACCGACGACGACCAGCGGCAACATCAGCGCGCAGAGTTTCATTTTCAGCTTTCGCATTGGCTAATTCTCTCGAGTACTTTGCATCGAGCGCAGCAACATCACGCTGACGCTTCTGCATGTCAGTAATTGTCGAGTTCGCCAGCTTCAGTTCTCTGGCATTTTTGTCGCGCTGGGCTTTGTAGGTAATGGCGTTATCACGGTAATGATTAACAGCCCATGACAGGCAGGCGATGATACAAATAACCAGAGCGGAGATAATCGCGGTTACTCTGCTCATACCTTAATCTCTCTGACCGTTCCGCCTGCTTCTTTGAATTTTGCAATCAGGCTGTCAACTTTATGCTCCAACTGACCATAACCAGCGCCCGGTAGTGAAGCCCAGATATTGCTGCAACGGTCGATAGCCTGACGAATATCACCGCGATCAATCATCGGTAAAGCGCCACGCTCTTTAATCTGCTGCAGAGCTACAGCGTCCTGGCTTTCTGGAGAAAAATCTTTCAGGCCAAGCTGTTTACGGTAAGCATCCCACCAGCGTGAAAGAAGCTGGTAACGTCCGGCGGCTGTTGATTTGAGTTTGGGGTTTAGCGTGACAAGTTTGCGAGGATGATCGGAGTAATCCGTGAATAACTCACCACCTACAATAACGTCGTAACCGTGATTGCGGGTTGGCTGTCGCCCGTTATCCGTTCCTTCTGACCACGCCAACATATCGAGGAAAGCTTTACGCTGGGAATTTAGTACCTGCATAAATTACTCCTTAGAGCCACCAAACTTGTTACCGATTACTCGCATTGCAGCCCCACGAATAGCATCGACACCGATCAGCCCCACGCCGCCACCAATGGCAACAGAAAGTGATTTAGGCCATCCGACATACTCAAGAGCGGATGCAAAGGTCAGCGTCAGAGCGCCACAGAGCAAAATCTCGAGCGTTTTTCGCTTCCAGCCACCACCACCGCCAAAATAGGCGATGCGCAAACCAGCCATAACGATCGACATAATCACTGCACCCAGCGGCGTGTCTCCACGCCACCAGCTCTGAAACAACTCCAGCCAGTCCGGCCAGGTATTTGGGTTATGAGGCATTTCGTCATCTCTCACCTCGCGATATTTGCGGGTGCTGTGTTGGAAATAAAAAGGCCACGCAACGTGGCCACCAGAATTATTTCCCCAACAGTTCACTTACCTCTTTCACCGTCTGATTAAACCGCTCTGACTCAAGTTCAACACCTAACGCCCGACGCCCCAGCGCCATTGCTGCTTTTATTGTGGAACCGGATCCCATAAAGAAATCAGCAACCAGATCACCAGGGCGACTACTGGCATTGATTATTTGCCGGAGCATATCCGCCGGTTTCTCGCACGGATGTTTACCCGGGTAGAACTGAACGGGCTTATGCGTCCAGACATCGGTATAAGGCACGGAGACTGATACGGAGAAATAGCGCCGGAGAGATTTAAACTCATCCAGCAATTCAGAATATTTGCGATTCAGTGAATCATAAGATGCCACCAGCTGGTGGTGTGGTTGTTCCAGTTGTTGTTCCTGAAACTTCTCTGCCGCTATACGGGAAAACAGTGCCTGTAACTTCCGATAGTCAGCCTCGTTCGGCAACTGCCACTGACTGGCACCAAACCAGTGGGAAACCATATTTTTCTTACCTGTGGCTTCGGCAATTTGTTTTGCCGTTATACCCAGTTCGGCACGAGCATCCCTGAAATACGATATCAGCGGTGCCATTATGTGCTGTTTGAGTTCCCTTTCTTTTGCCGCATAGCCGTCACTTTTGCCGCGATATGGCCCCTGGTAATGTTCAGCAAACAGAACGCGCTCTGTGGCAGGAAAATATGCGCGCAGACTTTCTTTATTACACCCATTCCAACGTCCGGACGGCTTCGCCCAGATGATATGGTTAAGCACGTTGAAACGTTCACGCATCATGATCTCAATATCAGATGCCAGGCGATGCCCACAGAACAGGTAAAGGCTTCCGGCAGGCTTTAACACCCGCCAGAACTGGGCCAGACAGTGGTCCAGCCACTTAAGGTAATCTTCGTCCCCTTTCCACTGATTGTCCCAACCGTTGGGTTTCACCTTGAAGTAAGGCGGATCGGTAACAATCAGGTCAATGGAATCATCAGGCAGGGACTGAATAAAATGCAGGCAATCAGCGTTGATTAAATCAACACTGTTTATTTTTACAGTGTTTTTCATGGATCAGTAAGCGTAACTCTGGTAGGCTCACTCTGCTTTTGCGCTAAAGCAGTGGGCCGTGGTTCGCTTGTGACCAGTAAGCATGAGCGAATGGCTGGCAGGTGCTACCAACACCCACCAGCCGCCCATTTTCACAGCAGGAAACCGCCATTACTGGCAGCGTCTGAATTTATTCCCGTACCCGCCGTTATCCTTCGCCAGACCCGCCAGAACTAACTGAGTCAGTATTAACTGGCACCGGGCTTCGCTTACTCCGGTAGTTCTCGTCATCATGCGTGGCGTTACCCACTTGTCAGCAGGTAAGAAATGAAGGACTGCGGCGGCGGTTTCTGTCATATCTTGCTGTTTTAGCATGTCTTTTTCCCTTCTGGTTAACATGACATACCAATAACTCTTGTCTAAAAAGCCAGCAAGATAAAAAGTCAGTATTCACGACCACCAGCGTGTTTACTGTACTGCAGCAAGTTTACAGGTACAAAAAACCCGCTCAGTGGCGGGTTTTTGACATTTACCAACGGTAGACATACAAGGCCCATCGTTGAGAAAATCTTATCCATATTTTTTGAAAAATGCAAGCATCACGTCGACATCTTCGGCGAAAATTATCTATCTTGTCACTTTTCTCAATTGCGATTCAGCATACGCTTCTTCCTGCCAGCACTTTGTAACCAGTTTATTAATAACGTCTGCATATCCTTTGTACCACTGATAATCCGTCAGGTCCGGTACCAGTTTCTGGACATGATGCCGCGCCAGTGTGGTTGGTAAACGGCTAAACCGGTTGCCATTGCAACGCCCACAAATCTTATAAACAGGCACACCATGAAGCCGGGTTCTTTTTTCATCCAGGACAATACCTTTACCCTTACACCCTCTGCACGCTGTGCTGACTTCTCCCTTACCATGGCAATGCTGACATAGTTCCTTCACCCACTCTTCCTTGATAACAGATTCCCCGCTTCTGGAGTGTTTCACCACTTCGCGCAATACATTATGAAATCCAGTACCAGCACAATGCTCACAGCGAGCCTTACTTGCCGCAGACCTGGAATAATCAGCAAAGGCAAAATTCACAAGGTAAGGAATGATCTGTAGCCGGGTTTCTTCACTCAATTTATTCAATGTCGGGTTATCCAGTGCCATCGCGTAATTGAGCAGACCTTCAATCGCAAACTGAGGATCCTGAACGCCAGCTTTTGCCAGGAATAAGGCAAACCCAAGCGGTGCTTTCGACTGCACCATCCCCTGCGCAGCCATCACATCCGTAATTGTTAAACCACCAGAGCCTGTCGCCGGTGCGTCATCGCTCAGTTTTGGAGATTTCGGGGAGTAATATTTCGGTAAGACTTCAAGGTTCATGCTCGTTCTCCACTTACGCCAGCACGCCAATTGCCAGCGCGCGATCGATAAAACGAAATATCAGCTTCAGCTGGGAGCCATACTTCTCTTCAAATGCCACGGTATCCGCATGCAGCTCGTCGTGATGCTTTCTGCACAAAGGCAACACAAAGAGGTCATGCGCTTTTGTAGCCATTCCACCCTGACCGTGGCCTATCAGGTGGTGGGGATCATCAGCAGGCTTTCCACAACATGCACACGGCTGTGTCTTAACCCAGCGCGTGTACTTTTCGTTAACCCAGCGGCGACGTTTGGGGCGTAACATAAAAGACTCCGGCGACTCCGGATCCACTTTCAGCGCCAGCACCTTTTTCGCTTTATCCTGGATAATGCTGGTGGCAGGAACCGAAGGCACAAGGTCACTTTCCCGGGTGACAGACGGCACAACAGGCTTCGGTAATCTCAGTGCCTTACGGGCTGCACTTTCCGGTAAGGCATCCGCCAGGTCATT